ATTGATTACTAGCTTAACGTCTTCTGTTTGATCGACAGCTCTAGTGACAGGAGTTCTGTTTTCAGTATATATGATTAAACCAGAGAACGGTTTTAGAGCAGGAACAGTTACAGATTGCACATTGGCTGTTCTTGTTGAAGATGAGCCACGAACGATTTCGCCAGCAACAAACTTAGATCCTACTCCGTTTGTTGTTACGCGAACAACTTTCAATACACCTGAAGTTCTTGCTGCATTTGTATTTGCGAAGTAGACTAATCTTGCTTTAGCGCCGCTTACATCACCAGTAATTATTTCGTCGGCATAGAAATCGCCAGATACTTCTGCAACAGTAATTCTTGTCGATTGATCGACCACTGAAGCCGTAGCTGGAGAACCGTTAGCAAGCAGAGGATCTCTAACAACGCCAATTAAACGGAAATCGTTATTGGTTGGAAACGTGTTAGATTCTGATCCGGTGATGCGCACATTCATCATGACTCGATCGCCATATAGCTCGTCGACTGCATCAGAACCGTGACCATTTCTAGGAGAAATGACAGGCGCTGCAACAGCACCGTAACCATGAGATGAGTTCGCAGTGATTGTTACGTTTGCGGTTGAATACGAACGTCCCTGACTTACAATCGTGATTTTTCTTACTTGACCACCAGCAGTATTTGATACGTATGCAGTCGCGCGCGAAGTTGTTGTTTTTCCGCTGTCTCCACGAATAGTTACAAGCGGAGATACAATATATTTACTGCCAGTTGTTGGGAGCGTTGTGAACGCGCCATTAACTACAGCAAGATTATTTGCACCATAATACTTTACGATCTTGCGCAACTGTCCGACACCAGTTCCTGAAGAAATGAATATTCCAGAACCGTTGTAGATATCGTCTACGCCGCTCGAGCTTGGCTTAAGATTAACGCGCAATCCATTTGCATTTACAGAAGCGAATGTGTTGGAAACGCTAAGATAACCACTTCCATTGGCTACGATGCGAATGTGATGAATAGCGCCATTTGCAGCAGAAGTCTGCACATCCCACTGATCTGTGCTGTCGTCTGAAGTTAACGTCTGTACAGGAATGAAATCGTTTGTTAAGAACTTCAGTGCGCGCCCAGAAGTAACAGTAAACATATACTTCCAGCGATATCCATCAGCTGTAGAAATGATGTCGTTAGTTACAACACCGCTTGGTTGAACAGTTGAAACCGCACCACGATTATTGTCGATGCACTTATAAACATGATTGTCTGTTGTGAACACATAAAATTGCTGATTTTCTAAAACAGCATTTGTATCAGTGTATGCAGTATAAACAGTGTTGTTGGTCCAATTGTAGCGCGCAATAACATGAGAAACGTCAGACGGCTGAATTCTTTTAGCAGACATCATATTGCGCCAAATATCAAAATAGACTTCCTGATAATTATCAGTAGGATTTGGCGGATTAGATTCACTGAAACTCTTACGAATATATGCGTTTGCTGCTGTCGTAACAGTTGTTGAGGGTCGTACTGCAGAAACGAATGTTTGTGCGCCTGTAATAGAATGCACTCTTAGATTGTATGAAGTCCCTGTTACTCGTACGATATCGCCAGCTGCAAGTTCAGCATTGAACACTGTTCCTGTTCCGACGACTGTGTTCGATGAGCTAGACAGCTTAACTTGTCCTGTAATCGGAACCGCGTTAGCATACGGATAGTTTTTGCCAATAAAATAATAATAGCGAGAAGGCGAAGCTTCGGAAAAAGATTCGTAAAACTGAATCGCATTATGAATTCTGAAGTGGCGAGTAACGAGTGTGGTCATTATGCTGTCGCTGTGTAAGTTACATTTAAGGTGTCGCCGCTAGTTACAGCTTTATCACCGCCGGTAAACAATCCAGCAGAATACAGCACACCAGTCGAGCCAGCTTTCGTTGAATTGTTCGCAATGAACGCTCCCTTCACAGTACCATTAACATTGATCGTGAATATAACTGCGTTCGAAGTAGCCTTTGAGCCGGAAGAAGCAGAAGCAAATGTCAACTGACGACGAGTGGACTGAGAGTATCCAGGTGCGCGTGCGTTATTAGCGCCAGATTCCAACCATCCAGAGTGCGAAGACATCGTATCCGCAGTGGCTACAGCTGAATATCCGTTAGATGCGATTAGACCCATATACCACGTAACAGTTCCAGCGCCGACAGCAGAACCACCAAGATATGCGTTCAGCAGAGCGTTCTTGCCTGCGGTAGTGACAAGATTATTAAAACCATCTTCCCACTTAACATCTCCATTCGAATCTTTGCAAGTCACTGTAAAGTAACCGTGCATATCTACAGCTTCATTCTGCCCGCCGCCGCGAGTGACTGTAACACTTGTAGAATCGCCTGGATTTATTCTTTCAATAGACATTCAGAAGCTCCTGAATAATAGTTCTCAATATTTATATCAAGTAATTGTAGCGTCAATAGAATCTTCGAGTTTTAGCGTTCCAATGCCACCAATATCACTGATTAAGGTTGACGTGTAAACCGATATCAACACAGTTTCATATGGCTCGATGATATCTGAACCAGAAAGTTCTGTTATAGCAGAAGAAGAGCTTAGAGCTGGCGTTATCGTTTCAGCTAGAGACAGAGATTCGGATACAGCTAAAGTAATAAATGAAGATTGAGCAAACACAACTTGTGAAACAGTATTAGCCGACACAATAATCTGATAATCGCCAAACAACTTTGTTCCAGAAGGGTGAGCAAGCTTCTTTACGATTTCTCTATATCTGTCTAGTAGTTCTGATACGCGAACAACATACGAAAATTCCTGATAATAATAGTTATCTTGGAGTCTGTTGTTCCAGCTTAAGAATCCCTTAGTATCAATGTATTTTCCAGGATAGTTCGTAACACCTGAAACGACGCCATATCCAGCGCCGTCATAAGTTCTATTTCTTACTGTATAACCAGTTGTCGCCGCGCCGTTTGCGCTTAGAGCAGAATAGCTTTGCGCGATCTCATCGTTATTTTTTGTAGTGTTGATAATATTGGCTTCTTGATATTTGTTAAAGTTCGCGCCAGTATCAGTGACTTTAACACTTACTATTGAACCAGTTGCTGTATTTGCAACAGCAACGGCATTTAATCCTAAGAATCCACCGTATCCATCATCTACAGCAAACTTGGAAATTTCGTCATCAACGATTTGAATAGTTGGAAAAGAAGTATAACCGCGCCCTGGATTGACGATAGAAATCGCATTAATTGAATAGAAATCTGTGTTGCTGAAAGAAAGAGCTTTAGTAAGAGTTGATGATACGTTCGCCGCAGCTAACTTAGAATATGCGTTAGCGCCAGTGAGGATGTTTACAGAAGTTCTAGTCGTTGTGACGAATGTTTGTGCGCCACCAATAGAGTGCACCACAAGAGCTGTTGGAGAACCTACAACACGGACTACGTCGCCAACACTTAGTTCTGTGTTGAACGCAGTTCCTTGTCCGAATACAGTATTTGTCGAAGTGAACGCCTTTACTGTTCCGGTGAGTTTTTTGTTAACTCGAGCAGTATTAGCTCCGCCTCTAACAAAGAAAGAATTAGCATCAAGACGAACATTTCTTACGTTACCGACAATGTCCGTATTCAGAGAAACATTAATTGATTGTTGCGAAAACGAATGAATGTTAGCTTGAAATCCAGTACCGTTTCCGCCAGTAACAATAACTCTTGTATTGTTTCGCGTATATCCAGATCCAGTCTTAACGAGACGAATATTTAATGCACTAGTATCTGTGACTGATGTGATGATTCCTCGTGCGCTTGTTGATGAAGACGCGCCACCAATTTCAACTATGTCGCCGTTCTCATGAAATGCGCCGCCAGATGAAACATTAATATCAGTGATTGGTCCGATCTGTGCATTTACTGTTGCATAGTTTCCGTCTGCATCAAATATACGCTCGCCATCTTGAAACAATCCGCTAACCGTTTCAACGGTCATGTCATAAACTGTAACACCAGAAGCAATAATAGAAACGACGCTTTGTACTACAGCAGTCGCACCCGATGTTGCTCCTGTTACTTTAATACCACCAAACTGTGTTGGATTTATATTCGAAGGTTCGCCAACACGAAGCTTTGATTCTTTTAGCCAACGACCGTCTGATGCGCGCAGAATATCATCGCCAGGATAGTAGAACTCAATCTCTTTGTTATACAGCGCGCGAAAAAGAAAACGATACGACTCTGGCGTACCGCGCGAAAGATAGAACTGACGAATATGCTTAGTCAAAAGGCGCTGATCGGCTAGGGCGTCTTTCGGAATATCTTTCATGAACTCTCGTCTAAAGTATTCGACGAAAGAGTCTACGGTTCTATCAATATCTTGATTGTCTTGTATCGAACGAATAGCATTAACAGCGTTTCCGGACTGTTCTAGATATTCAAAATATGCTTTTAGAAACGAAACAAATTGCGGACCTTCTTCGCGGATAAAGCCAGGAAACTGCGACTCTATCTGCGAAGATAGCTTTTTGAATATTTCGTTTGATCCTACGATAGCCATTAGAAGTTATACAACCTTCCGGTAGGTGTCAGAAGCGTTGCAGTCTGACCAATCGTTTCGATATTAGATGCTGTAGCAACAGTTCTATTTGTATTATCGTCGATCACGTTAACTACTGACTGCGACATCAATAGAATCTGATTTCTTAAAGGCATAATGTTAGGATTAATAGGAGCAGCTACGATAGACATTTCTTCGCCAACAAATGAAGTAGGAACGAAGTCGCTAATCGTTACTGTTCCAGTTTCATAGTCTATAGTTCCAGCCGAATAGTTTGTGTAAACTCGACCAAGACGTCCGGTTCCAGATGGATAGTAGATTCTGAGCGTACCAAATCCGTTGTCATCAAAGAACGAATTAAAGTCTGAGTAAACGAACTGAGAAGAAGTGATAGAACCATATCCTGGATGCTGTGATACGCCGCCAATAAGTTCTTTTGTGCCTAAACGCTGCAACGTATGATTAAACTTTAATGTATACGAGTTGATATTCAGCAGAGAAGGAATAAATGTTTTTCTAAGGCGAATGGTTGCATTCGTAGAAACGATAGCATCGTCTGCAGAATCTAAGAAATCGAGGAAACGTGAATATCTAAACTTCTGACCAAATCGTGATAGATTCGCAGCTTCAAACTGAATAACTTTCGTTGCAACAGCATCGGCAAGTTCGCCAGGAGTTCTAGAAGTCTGTGTTGGATTGTAGCGAACATCAATCTCAGGAATAATGTACAGATAAGTCGGATCTACAACTTCAACGTCGATAGACTGTACATTATATCTTGTAATAGAATTTCTAATATCGTTCTTGCGCGTCGTCGAGAACAACGTGCCTGTTTTAGGTTTGGCGCTGATGAATACTTTTCCGTAGATCGGAGGAACGTTATCTTCGCCACCCCAAACGCTAACAGCTTGAACGTCAGGATTTTCTCTCAGCAGAATGCGCTCATAGTCAGCAATCGTAACACAACGATTCTGCGTTTCATATGAGAGTGGCGCATTGAATCGTACGGATTCGATGCTTTCTATTTCTGCTCCACCGGAAGCGCGTCCGATTGGAACTATAGTAATTCCAGACTGTCCGTCGATCGTAGATCCTACGAGAGTGTATGAATTAGCGCCGTTTGGCGCATTGCCGTTACATACACGATATGAAACTGCTACAATGCTAGCTGTTGCTGGTTGTTTACCAATAACTCCATCGCCAAAGTATACCTTGTATCTTTGCTCTTTATCTGCATCAATAAAGTATACCTGAGAAGAAGAATTTGTAGTAAGAATATTGTCGCCTAAAATATAGGTTTGCGTGTTTCCACTAGCTGTAACTGTAACAGTGATGCTAGATGTGTCTACGTTGTCGTTAGGCAATACGAATGAAGTATTGGAATTTCTATTGTAAACAAATCTATGTGTAAGAGGAATTCCTTCAGTGATCTTTATGAAATCGGCAAATCCGCCAGTAGAGTTTGCTGTGATGGTATATGTTTGTGGTGTGACAAATGTATAAGAAACACCGTTTACAGTTGATGTAAATCTTGTGTCTTTTGCCACGCGAATAGAACGGAATGTGTTGTTGGCAATAGAACTTGTAAAGATCAGCTGAACATTCGCGCTCGCTCCTCGCGCGCTCGTGGGAGTATATCCTAGTGCTTTGGCCTTTGAAACAACGCTATCATACAATTGAGCTGTGTCGAGGAATCCTTCGTTCGCAGCCATGTTTGCATAGAATGCTTGATAGTATGTGTTATACGCAAGAAGATCGAGCAACGTTCCGAGAGCAGAATCGTTGAAGTCGTAGTCTGTGAACTCAGGCTTAGACGCGATATACGTTCTTAGATTTAATCTAATCGTATCAAAGTCTAGTCCAGTGACGATAAGATCTGTATTAGCGGCCATTATCGAACCTTGTTAAGATTAATGTCTAGTGTGACTTCGTTCAATGTAGCCACGTTACGGAAGCGAATCGTAACCGCCATACCATTCTGATCAGGATACTCTTGTACAGTTACGGGACCGTAGACTGCGTCTGCAACTAGCTGTACTCTGGATTCATAGTTTTCAATAGATCTACCAATCTTTTCTGATAGTTCAGCTTGCGAAAAGCTAGTAAAGTTCTCGAACAAGCTCGCGCGAATATCTCCGCCAAACTCTGGATGAAATGGGCGTTCATATCTATTCGTAAGAACGACATTCTTTACAGCTTGCTTAACTGCTTCGTCGTCCTTCTTTATCAAGAGCTTTCCCGTGACTGGATGGCGCTTGAACGAAAGATCGAAATCTTTATAACCTAGCTTTTTCAGCGAAGAAGGCAGAACTCTTTTTTTCATAAGTATTCCTTTTTCCTATTTATTACAAAAAAGCCCTTGACAACTTCGCAAAATCGTTTTATAATATGAATGTGTTCAGGCGGTTGTAGTACTCGATGTATTAGCTGCTTTAGCTTTTGCATCCGTTTCTTCAATAACTTGCAATGCTTCAGCTACACTCATTGTAGGCGTAATTCTTGGATACTTCTTAATTAGATCTGGATAACTCATCGAAGTCAGTTTACTATAGTCTGTCATTGCTTCAAGTTCTGCAGTATGCTTTTCAATCTTAGCAGTAAGTTCCAGACGTTTTCTTTCTAGTTCTGCTGTAGAATTATCACGCCCATATCCACCAGAACCCCAATTCGCTGTATTTGCTGTTCCGACTAGTTTCTGTGTACCGAGAGCAGTTGTTACAGGACTTGGTTTGACAAGAGCAGTTTGAGGTGCAATAGTAGCCATCATTCCCATGAACTGAGACAGTGGTTGAGTTAGAGTCGACAATGATGAAGCAGCAGCTGCTTCCGCGAACAGATTTTTCATCTCGATTGGTTTAACGGGCTTTGGTGGATTTGCTGTTTTCTGTGGTTTCAGCGCATCACCGGTAGGAGTAATGCCAGGAAGAGCTTTCAGCGCCATTGCACCGGCTGCGAACGCTAGATTTGGTACCATTGACTTAATATTAAACGGTTTACCAATTGGAAGTCCCGTACAAGGATCGCGACCTGCTGTTCCAGCAACACCTAGCATCTTTGCGATCAGCATATTTGTATTAATCATTGGGAATGTTCTAGATATCAAAGCAGCTTGAGCTGCGAATGCGATTGGATTAGATGCAGCGGCTGCAAGTTTAGCAACTTCTGCTTGAAGATTAACTCCCGCAGCAGCTGCTGCGAGCGATGGCATACCAAAATTAGAAGTAATTGTTTTGAACACTAATCCTGCTGGTCCACCAAGAGATAGCTTCACAAGAGTATTGATCTGAGTGACTTTGGCTATGTTGTTTGCGATATCTGCTGCCGCACCTGCTGCTGCAGAGAGACCAGGGATCTGATTTGTGAAATTAGATATAACACCTTTGATTGCTTGTACTGGTCCGTCTAATCCTGGAGGGATAAATCCATTAGCAATTCCTGTAATTTTACCAATTTGCCCTGCAACATTGAGCGCGACTAATGTAGCAGCGAATTTAGGATCTAGTTTATAAACCGGTGGAACATATCCAAATGGATTGTTCATATATCCATTCATGTATTGATAATTTATCAGCGTAGGAAATTTACGCGACATATCATCGAATAGGTCAAACACACCATCTGTTCCACCGTAAATGCGAGGGACGCAATCAACGATGTATGTTTGTCCTTTTCTAGGATTAGGATATAATGTTTTGATTTTGAAGTCAATTGTAAGTTGATCCATTGTTCACCTATGCTGGGTCGCCTACTTGTACAGATTCTAAACCACTAGATGCAGATGGATTGCAATGAGCTCCTCCTGCAGTAGGACAAAGACTATCAGAAGCCGCGCTATCGCCAACGTTCACTACTGCTATTCCATTAATGAACACGCTATTAGTTGCAGCGCTCAATGCTCCTCCTCCGTCCGTATTAGTATCGCCATTAACAGAAACTAATTTTCCGCCAGCGTAAACTGTAGATTGTCCTATAACATTCGTAGTTGCGCCGCATGAACGAGAATCGTCTTGTCTGTGTATTGAGTTTGCCATTATGGATTCAGCTGAATTGTGCTGCCTTTGATTGTGTTAGTTGAAGTGGCTTCCATGTTGATAGTGCTGCCTGCTCTGATAGCTGTTGCTGTAACAGAAGCGATTCCTAATCGCGCAGCACCTACACCCATAGATCCACCAGCAATAATAGATTGTTCGCCGCCAGTGCTTGTAAGTCCGTTTCCGCCAGTCATCTTTACAGAATTTCCTGTTGTTGTAACGGTACGATCTGCACCAATACTTTCTACACTGCTGCCGCCAGTAATATGCTCTCGATCACCTGTCGTACGATGGGAAGTCTTGCCGTTCACTTGAACGCGCTCGTCACCACCAGTTTCCTGAAAATGATTTCCAGCAGACTTGATTCTGTAATCTCCATGCACAACGAGTTCGTAGTCGCCTTTGACTTCTGTTTTCATGTTACCGGTAACATGTGTAATAACATCGCCGTCTATCGTTAGATTAAAATTGCCCGTGATCTTTTGATCTTTACCGTTTTCATTATACTCTTGATCTTTTTGTACAATCTTTGAAACTCTAGCGCCGTCGTCTTTTATTTCAATGAACGTACCGCTTGCATGATAGATATGAATTCTGCGATCGCCAGGACTATTATCTATTTCAATCATGTGTCCAGCTTCTGTGGTGTACACATGATTGCCTAGATATTTTGATTTATCGCCACCTGGTTTTTGTTCATTATGAGTTGCCATAATTATTCCTTATCCTAACACTGTGGTCGGTGTTGATGTGCTGTACTGCTGACTGTTCATTGCAGCTGCTTCATCTGGTGCGTCTCTTACAGCTTCGTTAGCTCTAGACAGTGTGTCTCCCATCTGTTCTTTGAACTGATCAAAATTGCCTGGTTCAAAGTCAGGACTGTCTTCGCCAGACAAAGTATTGTCGCCAGCAGTTACAGTCATCGGACATTTTGGTGGAATTGGGTTTTTATTTGATTTTGCTCTGTCCACATTACTTTTCGCGCGAGGATCTTGCGGACGTTCTTGATCTGAACGACCAGCAAGAGATGTAGAAGCATCGTCGCCAATAGTAGGATGTACAGCAGGATTTCCGCCTATACCGTTTTGTCCACCAAACGATTTGCTGACACTATTCATCAACGCGCTGACTAATGCTACTTTCTGTAGCAATGTCATTTTAGGTTGATTAACTGGAGGAGCAAGAATCGTCAACTCATTGTTCGTAGTATCCGACGCGAGAACAGCTTTAGTATTGACGTCAACTACTCGTGCATCAATTTCGTATGTTCCTGGATACAAATATTCATCGAACTGTAATTTCCATACATTAGGAGTAACAGTTTCATCTAAACCAACTTGCTGAAATAATTTGTAAGATTTGTAATTTACAATTATTTCAATCGTTTCTTTTGGGTTTCTATTAGAATCAAAACGTTGAAACGAAACTGTTCCAGTGATCGTTGGTGAAGCATTCGCCGTTGTTAACGACTTTACAGTAATTGTAGCCATTACGAAGCTCCTCCAGATCCAGGAGAATTAGGACCAGACCCACCTTTCTGCTGAATGTGCGGCAGCGTTCCAAAGATTATTGGATATTGTCCGCCATCTCCATCCATAAAGAATCCGAACACCTTAGTTCCTTCAACAATTCCTGTAGGACTTCTGCCTACACCACTGATAGATGCAGAAGAAGTTGAATTCATTACATAACACCACGGAAGATCTTTCGTAGGGAGTTGTCCTTTGTCTTCCGTGTGCTGACCATGTATTCTGACTTTCACTCTTCCGAGCTTCAGATTATCCTTTTCGCCAGAATACTGACCAGAACCTCTATCCTCAACAGTACCGACCCACCACTTGAGTCCGTCCTGTCCCATTACTGTACCGGGCTCAGCCATTACTTCGTAACTCCAGAATTACCTGATGATGATTTGTTTTGCGAATCACTCTTACATTCTAATAAGCACTCGTATTTCAAATCGTTCTCATCTCTATATGTGATATGTCTTACAGATGTAACTAGAAACGTACCAGAACGCGGATCAAGCTCACTGCTTTCTTGGTTCGCAGGAATATCTAGTCTCACTTTGATGCCGGGTTTATAGTTTGTGTCGCCAGGAACACGAACATTGATTATTAAATTATCTAGCTGAATTGCAGCTGATGATTTTGCGCCGTGCTCTGGTAAGCTTCTTTTATTTTCGCTGATCTTCTTATCACGCGAATCTCTAAACTTACTTTGTCCTTGTCCAGGCGCTACGATAAAGTTGAATCGTTCGCCGCGCGCACTCTTTTGCTTTGAAGTTAGCTGTGCAGAACCTGTATGCGTAGTATCGCCGGCTCCGTCACGTTTACCTTCTTTGACTGCATCTACTTTACCCACAGAAGGATCGAAGTAGTACCAGTGATCAGAATCTGCGCCGTTGTAGCTCGAATCCATGCTATCGAAGTCACTCTTTTGATCATACGCTATAATCTTTCTTGCAGCCTCTCCGCCTTGCGCACCAATGTTTTGATGCGAATAGCTAAGAGTGTACTTTACACCTTCAGAAAGCATCTTGTCGATCGTGCGGAAATGATAACCATCGCGATCCTGATAGTAAACGTAGTTTGATGCTTTAGCGTCTTTTGACTTAGCTTCTTTTGCAGCCCAACGAATAGCCGTTGTTGGACTGCGTCCCGTTCCGAAGTAGTTTTGTTTGTCTTCACTTTCTTCGTTCGTGACAAGATCTTTCTTCAGCGTATTAGATTCTTTTGTATATTCTTCATGCCAGTCTTTAGTCATGTCGGACAATTTTTTGTCCTTGTATGCTTTGACTATCTCTTTCTGATTGTTTTCAATGAACTCTTGCGGAACGCATGTAATAATATACATGTCTTGGTTTTCTTTGGCGCGCATTCTGTCGCCAATTTTACCAACCTTAAAGTTCATGCGAATAGAACCACCTTCGCGTCCACCAAACGCAATAGATACTTCTTCGGTTCCACCTTTGAGTTGAGCTTTGTTATGAAACCCGCTCGCGTCGTTTAGTGTGATATTGCATGAAGCTGCAGGCGAATAGATGCTTTCGAAATAGTCTAACATATTCACTAATGATCGCACATCTTGCCCTGCTATCGTGCATTGGGTAAGATTACCTGTACCAACATTACTCATCTAACATATCCACCTTCATCGAAAATATAAGGATGCTGTTCTTTGATCAGCAAGGTATAGTTTAGATCCAGCAAATAAATGTGTCTGTTGTTTTCGTTTCGTTCACTTTCATGATCAAATATTGTAATCGTTTTCCTTTGCGGAGCTGGCAAAGAAACGTATGTAGTGTAGTCAACAGTTACAGTTTTTTCAGGAACTATGCGTTGAACTCCATTATCAGTAAAGTTTCTAGCAGCCTGAACTATCTGTTCGTAGTGATGAACTGTGCTTTGAGTGTACTCTACGCTACCATATTTCTGACGAAGATAGCTATTGAACTGCTCGTAAGATAATGCCCACTGAAAGTACGGATCGTGAATTTCGTTTACGAGCAAAACAAGCCAATCTAATGTCTGATCGCCATAGTATTGAGTAGCAACAATATCTGGACGTTCTCCATCCTGAACGAAGTATTCGTCGAATGTAGCTTTCGAATTGTTTAGAAAATTCGTAACGGCGAATCGCTTTGTTATATTCGTAGCCGCAACCGTCTTGTTCGTTTTAGGAACACGATATCTAACTGTTGGATATGGTCTAAAGAAAAATGCCATTTATAACCTACCCTTTTATTCCAGGAGTTCCAGACATAGTGCTTGGCACTTCCGCCTGCGGTTGTTGTGTAACCGGCGTCGAAGTTGGTTGCATAATTACTCTAGGTGGATTGAGCGAGTCTTTCGTAACAATTTCTGTTTCTTTGAAAGACAGAGTCAGTTCTACTTCGGCTGGAGCAGGAATACCGCTACCGTCTGCGTTTCGAATATATGCTGGATATCCTTGTCCATGATAATTGACACGAATATCTGTACATACTGACGGACGAATCTCAAACAGATATTGCGGATAGTGGAACTTGATCTTGAAGAACTCGGGATACTTAAAGAACAATCCGCCAGAAATGTATTCTGGATGTGAGTGGAACGTGAAGAACTGAATGATAGAATTGATTATGTCGGATTCGTATCTATTCTTAGGAGATAGTTTCCACGAGAAGCTATGATCACGGAAATTGACGCCAGTGAACAACAGAATCTTGTGAGGATTTTGAGCAAGTCCGCCGCCAACTTTAAGTAATGCGTCAAATGCGTCACCACCGACGCCCGGTAAAGCACCAGCAGCTAAACTTTGAGCTTTTTGCATTGCGGCACCAGCAGCTGCTCCAGTCATCACGCCAGCTAAAGACATACCACCAAGAGCGCCTTGATTAAGTTCGCCATTTCCATAGATTGCGCGATCAAAAGGTTTTAATGCTTGACCAGCCGCAGGACCAAGATCTTTTGGTGAGTATTCTGGATTGTAGTCTGTCGAAACATTCGACGGCATTGGAAGAAACGCCATTCCTCCGCCAGTTGTAAATTTCCCGCTCAGATTATTTAAGCCAAAAGAAGAAAGAATATCAATTCCTCGGCCTTGCGTCTGAACAGCTTCAAAAGAAATCCAGTGATCATTTGTTTCTAGATCATCGGGGAACGTTAAACGAGCATTATTAAAAGGATTCGAACCGACAAGATTACCACCGGCAAGTCCAGCGAACGCGACGCCCGCACCGGCTAGAGCGGCATATCCAGCAACTCTAGAAACAGTGCTCATCGAAGCTCTTCTTGCAGCTAGACTAGCTAATAGTGGTAGAACCATTTGTGACTCCTTTTGCTGATTGCTATTTATACCGCTACATATAAGGCATGGCTACGTACAAAGGACGATTCCAACCTAAGAATCCGCAGAAATATAAAGGCGATCCGACGAACATTGTATATCGCAGTTCGTGGGAGCTTAGATTCATGGCTTATCTTGACACTAATCCCAACATTATACAATGGGCTTCCGAAGAAGTCATTGTCCCATATAAGTCGCCGCTTGATGGTAAGTGGCACAGATACTTTCCAGACTTCATAGTTCGTATGCGTGATAAAGATGGGAACGTCGTTGTCAAGATGATTGAGATTAAGCCTCGAGCGCAAGCAGTTCCTCCTACTCCCAAATCACACGGATCAAAGCCAACAAAGAAGTATCTTCGTGAGGTCGCGACTTTTGGAATAAATAGTGCGAAGTGGCACGCAGCGAAAGAATACTGCGCTGACCGTAATTGGGAGTTCGTCGTGCTGACGGAGAAGGAACTGGGAATCTAATGGTTGCATATATCTTTGATCGTATGTTACAACGCGGCGCAGCAGCTGGCGTATCTCCGTCGATCAAGCGCGACTCCAGAAACTGGTTCCGTCAGCAAGCTAGAAGTATTAGCGGTGCTAGCCCAAGCCGTATGATCCGCAGTCAGTCTTCGCGCTTGACTGATAAGCCACTTTTAGGGCGTATGTACTTATTTGAATACGATCCAAAGACAAAGGATAAGTTACCTTACTATGACAGATACCCGCTCGTGTTCCCAATTGCTTCTGGACGCACTTCTGGTTTCGCTGCTTCAGGAGGATCTTTCCTGGGAATTAACCTCCATTATCTACCGTTACCTTTACGAGCAAGATTAATGGATGCGCTGTATGACACAGCAACAACAAAAGAGATCGACGAAACAACGCGTCTTCGTATCTCGTATAATATTCTGCAGCAAGCAAGTAGATATAAATTCTTTAAGCCTTGCATCAAGCGATATCTAGTTTCGCAAGTAAAAACCAAATTCTTTTATGTTGAGCCCACTGAATGGGAAATGGCTTTGTTCTTACCGCTTGATAGATTTGTGGGCGCTAACAAGTCACGCATTTATGCGGATAGTCGCAACAGGATCTAACAATGCCATTCAACGTAGAAGACTTTTCGTCTAACATTACAAAATCTGGTATAGCATACACGTCTCACTTTGAAGGACTTATTCTCGGTGGACCTGGATCGTATAGCAGAACTGGAGCTGTATCTAACATTCTAACTTCGTTTGGCTTAGATCAGGGTATGCGTTTTCGTATCGAGTCTTTGAATATGCCAGGTAGAACGTTGACAACGCTTGATCAACAGTATCATGGTCCTGTGCGCGCGATTCCGTATCGTTTCCAGCAACAGCCTGTGACTATGACAGTTATCTTGTCAAAAGACATGCGCGAGCGTGAGATCTTTATGCGTTGGCAAGATTTCTTCGTAGGACACTATCGCACGAACTATGATCGTTCTGTTGTGCGTGGACCATTTGATACGAAGTATTATCAGGACGGAATTGGAACTGTGAAGATCGTGCAGTATTCTTATCCAGTAAAGAACGCTTCTGGGACAAGCGGTTCTTCTGGAGAAGGCTACAAAGCACATACAGAAATTATCCTAGAAGAGGCATATCCTATTTCTGTAAATGATATTCAATTAGCCTGGGGTGATGAGGGCTATGGAAAACTGCAAGTAGAAATAAGATATCATCACAGCAAAGAACTCAATAATACATTTCCTAATCGTAGTTTCTTTGATAGGGATAGAACTAATAGAACACGTATGTGAGGGGTGATTTATGGCATTACCAAAGATTGCAACACCGCGATTTGGCTTAGAACTACCTTCGTCTGGAAAACGAATTTCGTTTAGACCATTCTTGGTGAAAGAAGAAAAAGCATTGCTTATGGCTGCTCAGTCTGAAGACTC